CTCAACATAACTATACATCTGTTCATGCTCTTTAATTACATTGTCAGCACTAGCACAATACATCTTAAAAAAGTTTAAAGTATTCTCATCAACTTTGAATTGTCTTGAATGACAATAAGAACTTCCAATTGTCCAAAGTTTGAAATCATTTTCCCACTTGTGAACTGGTTTCTGTATTGATTGATCTTCGTTAGATGAATTTTGAAAACCCAAATAAGAATTTACTGCGCTTTCATCATTGTAATATTTTGGGTTTCTTTTTGAATAGTCATTATCAATAGACAATTTAAAATCTGGATTTAAACCTTTTGATTTTAATTCATCTCGATAATATGCTCTAGCAAAATTTCTACCCATATCAAACCTTACATGGACTTCATCTTTTGCGTCATATTCTCTACCCTCATCATCAACTTTTTTAATGTCCCTTTCAACATAGAAACAATTATCCTCATACAATTCGCCACCAGAACGATTGTATTTTGAAATCATTCTTCTAATTGTATCAACATCTTCTTGTGGTTGATGATATCTTACAACTTGTTCAATCTTCTCTTTTGCCTTTTCACGCATAAGATCATATTGTTCTTTTGCTTGTATCAACTTGTCTTTTACTTTATCTTCGTAAAAAGACTGAAATTGATCTGCAATCACTTTTCGCTTTTCTGCGTTAAGTGTCATTCTCTTTTCTTTAGTCATGCTACCTCTACTTTCTTTGTTATTTATTTTTTGCATAATTTGTTTTTTAGCACTTGACTTATGGATTGTCAAGTATTATATAGGATATGTACCTATCTTTTTTGTAAGTTTTAGATAGCACCTAAACAAAAACTTTCGGGACAACTTCTGGTTGTGGTGTAAAGTAGATTGAAAGAGATCCAAACACACGCACAACTAGAACTGATCCCTGATCCAATTGGTATAAGATGCTTTAATACGCTAGCGAGCCTTTTGGATCAGGGATCAGACTGATCCCTGATCTCTGGCAGTCGATAGGCTGTTAAGCCCTGGTGCACCGGTAAACAATTGCCGCTGGGCTTCAATCCAGAGATCTGGGATCAGTGAGAGGACTCTACTTTCCGCCTCGGGGGTTAAACAAACCTGGAAAGGTTGCAGAGCCTCGCTGGTCGCTCGCATCTTGAACTAAGCATCCAGCTGGTGTTATGCTGCGTATTAATTGGCAGTGTTCAATCTCTGCGGGCCGCAAGCTTCAAGCAGCAAGCTTCAAGCAGCAAGCAACAAGCTTCAAGCAGCAAGCCGCAAGCTTGACAAGAAAGGATTAAAGGATTATATAGGACATATGAAAACAGATGAAGCATTAAAAATTATCGGAGGCAGCCTGAGCAAGCCTTCAAAGATGCCGGGCTGGTCGATAGGTTTACCGGCCAAGGAATGCAAGACAGGCGGCAAGCTCCAGAAGATACCAGGCAGCGTCTGTTATGATTGCTATGCCCTGAAAGGTTGTTATGTTTTTAAAGTTGTGCAAGATGCACAATACAGGCGGCTGGCAGCCATCAAGAACCCGAGCTGGGTCGATGCAATGGCGCATTTAATTAATTCAAAAAAGCCGGATGTGTTTCGATGGCACGATAGCGGCGACGTCCAAGACTTAGACCACCTGATGAAAATTTATGAAGTATGCGAGCTCACGCCATCCAAGCGTCACTGGTTACCGACTCGTGAAGCATGGATCAAGAAACATCTCGACAGCAAGCCTACAAATTTAGTCATACGATTCAGCGCGCCCATGGTGAACCAGCGGGCGCATGCGTCGTGGCCCAACAGCTCGAGCGTAGTCACAGGTAAAGACTTTAACTGCCCAGCTTCAAAGCAAAACAACGAATGCAGAGATTGTCGAATGTGCTGGAATCCTGAAATAAAAAATATATCATATAAAGCTCATTAAAATGTTTAGACACCCAAACTATTATAAGAATTTGCGCAAGCTAGCGCGCAATAGGGATTCGCACGTAAGGCCCATTTCAGGCAGTGCGGATTCCGCAACGGACCAGGCAATTAGCAAGCAGCAAGCGACGGCTTCAAGCACGCGTTCGCCTGGTTCGGGCCTGAAGCAACAAGCTTCAAGCGCCAAGCTCAAAGATCCTCAAGCAACAAGCGACAAGCATCAAGCTCCAAGGCACAAGCGTCAAGCTTAAAGCCACAAGCAACAAGCTCCTTGATTCTAGAACCACGGAAAAGTTTCAAGCACCCTGAACCGAGGTGCTCTAGCAAGATAAATGTATTGTTAGGATGTTTCACATGAAAGGCTATTTGATGTGGACTAAAGCGTACCTTGTTACCTCTCGTAACTTTTAACTCTAGTGTAAAAAAGTGGCCATTAGCAGTATAACCCAATAGATCGGGAGTGCCAAATAAGCTATTGTTTTCAATCCTAATCCAGGAAATTTTAGTGATAGATTTTTTAATTTTTGCATATAATTTTCGCTCGGGTTTCAAGGTAACTAGGGCTTTCTAATCAGGTGTTTTAGGAGCGATAATTATCTTTTGACTCTCTGGTTTTAATACAACACGAATTGTATTTTGTCCAATTATATTTGACTCTTGTACTTCAATTTTTTTTATCTCTTCCAAGTGATGACCGACTTGCATGTAGATACGAGCGTTACCAATACCAGTAGTTTTCTTTCCTCTGATAACCGTAAATTGTTCTAAGTATTCCTGTAGATGTTTAACAAACATTATTGACTTTATAACCATGTTACCTTAAATTGTCAATCATGGGATTACCAAAGAGATTAACAGAGATGCAACAAAGGTTTGCTGAGTTCTTAGTATTCGGTGGACCAGAAGGACCAATGACTCAAACAGAAGCAGCACTCGCTGCTGGGTATAGTCCTAAACGTGCAAGACAGGAAGGATCAGAGTTGTGTAACCCAAGACTATCACCGCTTGTTGTCAAGTATATTGGTGAACTGAAAGAAGAAAGATTACGAAAACACGAAGTGACTTACGAAGGTCACGTTGCAGAACTTGCAAGACTTAGAGAAGCTGCTTTGAAGAAAGGTTCTTTCTCTTCTGCTGTAAATGCTG